CGGATATCCATATCCGCCACTTTCAGTTTCTCCATTTCGTTCATGTCGAGTACAATATTGAAGGCATTGGTTCCATAATTTCCATATTGGCCACACATGACATTGGCGGAGACTCCGCGCATATGGTCGAAATCTGCATGTCGTGCCGCTTTCAAGAAGACTTCTGTATGTACTTCGAATGTCGCTTTTGCGATGGGATCGATATCATCATTCAAAATACCGGAACGGAAAATGGGCACCATATCTTTCGTCAATGTCATGCGGTCACATAGAAGACTCAAATGATGATAATTGATATAGACATCGCTGAATTCCATCACTTCTACCATTTCATTGTATATGATCTGTCGTGCCGCTTCTATTCCGAGAACGTTAAAGACTTCGCGGATGTCGTTACTATATGTCCGTTTATAATCGATGAAATCACATCCCAGAATGTCCAATAGATTCGATCCTGTGGTATCGAGTACCCAAATATCTTTTCTATTGTATTTGTCGTCTTCTTTCGCCACCATATTTTGCAATTTGCGCGGACATACATTGGTGATTCCGGGAATACCGCGAATGACAATGTTTTGGAGGAGAGAATCTTGGAAATTCTTGAGGAGATAGATTTCGTCGCTTTGATCCAACGTATCCGCCACTCCCTTCTTCTTCTTGGATGCGGAATTATTGAGCCGGATACGGAAAATGAGATTCTCCATATTGAAATCGGAATATATACACGAGATCTCATTGCCGTAACTATTGCTGATGGCGAAATGGATATCGTCCATGGTAATATTCTTATCGAGCATCGTCTCGGCATCAACTTCCATACGAATGATCCATTTCGATTTGGGCGTATCGAGATCCACCTGTTCGCTACATTCCTTGATGATTGATTCGAATTCGTAATATTGATCGATGAGGGCCTTGTCCTCGACGAATGTCGTAGAATTTTCTATAGGATCAAAACAGATTTGCACGGACTTGACCAAATCCACCAATTTCGTATGTTCCAACATATTCGCATAGGTAATGGCTTTCTGCTGGGTTTCTTCGTCCATGTGCGATAGATGAATCGTAAGTGATGGATTCTTCGGATTCTTGGTGAGTCGGAGAATCTCTTCAATACGGGGTACACCACGGGTCACGTTCGATTTTGTCGCCACGCCGGCTAAATGAAAGGTATTGAGGGTGAGTTGGGTCGTGGGTTCGCCAATCGATTGACCCGCAATCACTCCCACCATTTCTCCCGGATGAACGAGAGCCTGTTTATATTTCAAAAAGATTGTTTCCAATAATAGTTGGAGACCTTTACGATGAAACCGTTTATTCACGAGTAAATCTTTGGGAGATAAATAATAGAAATAGAGGACTTCGAATAAATCGGTCGGTGGGGCATAATGCAACTTTTTCAACATGGCATATTGCGCCTCGATCAATTCGAATGCTTCCAATGGACTAATATCCACCGTCGAATGGCGGTTGAGTCCCAATTGCCCCTGTATATTCGCAATCATGTTCTGGAATGCAACGGGGACTTTCACGGTATTCTCGTTCTTGTGTCCGAATATGTTCAATATAATTTCATCTCTATAGGACAACATCTTATCGATATACAACTTCGTCTTCGTCGTCGTTTCTGCACGTTGATTCTTGATTCGCGTAATGGTCGCCTTTGTAAATATATTCAAGAGATTTCCTTCGCCTTCACTTTGGTCGATCATGTCGTAATGCATATAAATATCCTCGACGGACATTCCTACGAATGGAATCACTTGATTTTCCGCTTTTGTAGAATCGAAGCCGTCATCTCCATAGGCGAACTGCACGATTTTCTCCTTGTTATTGCGCACAGTCATATCATATTCCACCTTCAAATCTTCCAACGCTTTAATGACACGACGCTGAATATATCCCGTCTGCGACGTCTTCACTGCAGTATCTATAAGACCAATGCGACCACCCATTGCATGGAAGAACAATTGAGGGGCAGTCAATCCGGCAATATAGGAATTCTCGATGAATCCACGGGCTTCCGGTGAATCGTCGAATTTCGAAAAATGGGGCAAAGTACGACTATCGAACCCATCGGGGATACGTTTACCATCTACATTCTGCTGTCCCAAACACGAAATCATCTGGGAAATATTCACAAGCGACCCTTTCGACCCCGATTCCACAATCATGAGGAAACGATTGTCTTTGCTTAGACTCTCACGGCCAATCTTTCCTGCTTGTTCCGTGGCTTTATTGAGAATGTTATTTACCGTGAGTTCGAATTCCACGGAATTCGTATTGGCCGTTTCGTTCTTGAAAACCCCCAAATGCACCTTTTCAATAACGGATTGCACTTCCATCTTCTGGGCATTCACCACTTGAATAATCGCCGTTTGTGTCTTCTTATTCGCTATAAGATCACTAATACCGACACTGAACGAACTCGATTTCATGTATTCCGTCACAATATTCTGGAGATTATCCACGAAATTGGACGCCGCCTTGCATCCATAATCATTAAAGATCCGATGAATGACTCCCTTGGTTGTCGATGCCAATACCGATTTTTCGAGCTGTCCACGGATATATTCCCCATTTCGCACGTCAAATACGTTATTCGACGTGGCGAAATCTTCCGACTCTTTATAGAGTTTCGTCTTGTATTTCAGAGTCATAGGGGGCATGATTTGAGATAGTACGTCGAAATTCGTGAGATCCTTGCGTTTGTCATATAGAGCTTTTGCATCGACCTTGTTATACATCATGAGCAGATTCATCGCATCACGGGGAGTCAATTGCATCTGCATGCGAGTGAATCTATATGACCCCAACATGGAATCTTGATAAATGCCGATAATGGGTGCATTGGCGGATGGACTGATCATTTGATAGGGGATTGCGGCCAAATTCTTGAGTTCCGTTTCCGCGAGCACATTCTGTGGCATATGCATATTCATCTCATCCCCATCAAAATCCGCATTATAAGGTTTCGTATCGCCTACATTCATACGGAACGTATCGCCCACCTTCATTATTTTCACTATATGACACATCATCGACATACGATGCAAACTGGGCTGACGGTTAAATAGGACTGCATCCCCGTCCATCATATGTCGGTGAATTTTATCCCCGTTTTCCAATACGATGGACTGGCGATCAACGTATCTCAGAGAAATAGAATCCCCATTTTTACGTTCGAGGATTTTGGCACCGGGATATACATCCGGACCATTTTGCACGAGTTTCAATAGGAAATCACGGTTGCGATCATTCACAATGACGGGTTTCGTGATATTCATCGCGATTTTTCTGGGAACGCCTAATTGTTCAATGGACAAATTGGGATCACCGGTAATGACCGAACGCGCACTAAAATCGACACGTTTCCCCATGAGATTCCCTCTTACACGCCCGTTTTTAGTATTTAAACGTCCAGTAATGCATTGGAGGGGACGTCCTGAACGTTGGGCCATCGGAACCGCACCTTTCACCTTGTTATTGACAATCATGGCGATGAAATACTGGAGGACAGAGGTCAATCCTTCAATGACATTCGGAGACGCATTGTTCTGGATCTTGTCCGCGAGTTCCTTATTCGTCTTGATAATGTTGCTGTATATATGTGTAAGGTCGTCTTCACTGCGCTGTTGCGCATCGTGTTTCACCGATGGTCGGACTGATGGCGGAGGAACGGGCAATACGGAACATACCATCCATTCCGGTCGAGACCATGTTGGACTGAATCCCATAAAATGAATATCGTCGTCACTAATACGTTTGAAAATCTTGATGATATTTTCAGGAGTCAATCGCATAGTAATCTTTTTATTCTCCTTTTCACCCTCTGCATTCTCCGATGAAATGTTTTCCCATATGGCATATATAGTACTCATCCCGTCCAATTTCATTTTATCGGGCAGTTTGCAACCACACCCGTCTTCGATAGAATCCCCACACCGTTTTATATTTTTCGTAATGTCACATACATATTCCCATCGATCTTCCGCCGACCAGTCCAATATGTGCATATGTTGCGATTTACTGATGCGCAATTTACTGCATTTGAAACAGATGCATTTACATACCTTGATGATCTCCTTGATATCCTGGATAAAGAACACTGGCCGTGCTAATTCTATATGACCAAAGTAGCCGGGCGTTTCAATGTATGTCAACATATCCGTAGAGCAAATATATCCGGGTTCCAGTACACCCATCCTAGGATCAAACAATCCGCCAACCACCGGTTTATTGTTGATATAGGTATCTCTGGATTCCACATTCACCACAGATAATTTGCGTATTTCCTGTGGAGACAATTTACTAAATTGGATACCAATAATTCTAGATGGTTGAATAGATTGGTAACGTTTCGACATCTATAATATAAGTAATATATTATTTATATCGTTTATATCTCATAGAATCAATTTTCGAATGCACACGGTCATATGTTATTGTGAGGATAGATTCGCGTATTTTGCAAATACAATAAAAAATGTATTGGAATCCTAAACTATATATAATAATTTTTTCAAAAGATCGTAATCAGAGCATCCCATAGAATACCATTTCTATGGAATTCATTTTCATCGATCCATTTCATGAATTCTCGTATTGAATGTATGTAAAAGTTCGCAATGAAATATCGTTTCCAATAGCGTTCCGATCCACGTACAATTTCCAAAGGGATCAAATATGCGTGATGGCGACGTTCATATTTTTCTATCATATACTTTACAATATTTAACCCCGCGATTCTACTATCCACATATTTTATAAAATGGTAAATGTCACATACATCATTTATTTCTATAGGACAAACCCATAAATATCCGATTATGATGGTGGTAGTGACCATGGATAAATCAACCGAATGTTTATTCGTGAATGTCGTAGCGGGGAAATCGTTAGTACATACCAATACGTACATATTGGACAAATCCGACAGCATCCTCCCTCCTCCTTCTTTCATGACAACATTCTTTACAAATTCAAAAAGACCATTTCTATCGGATATGGTATCATTCCATATATCGGACACTTTTGCAAATACGGTCGTTCGATCTAGATCTGTCATTCGCTGTTGTATATATTTACCATAATTTCATTTTGTATAGATTCAATTTTTGTCCTATAGAACACCATATATGGTGTCGCAATACATTTTAGTTTGGAAAGGGTTTAAACGTATAGTGACTACTATATCAGAAGATGTCGAAAAGTCCTTACAATACTCGCAATAAACGCGCTTTGAAAAAAGTGGTGGATTCCTCGTCCGAATCTGATACGGAGGAGGAAGAATGGTTTACTGATGAAAGTGATTCTGAAACGGAAGACGAAGAGGAAGGATCATCTTCTGAAAGTGAATCGGAAAAAGAAAAAGAGAAAAAAAAGGACAAGAAGAAATCGAGTTCAAAAAAGAAACATACAAAAAGAATC